GAAAAAAACAAGGATGAAGAGAATAATAAAAATGATCCATTGCGAATTGATCTTCTTGAATTCCGAGAACTGGATACAACTGATCTCGACAAGGATAATTTGAAGTTCAATGACCTGGATGTCAATCTTTTGGACATAGATCTACTACAAAATGTCCTCAATGAATATGATGCATCATCCGTGGGCAAGGTTGCGGGACTCAATCAATCTACGCAAATATATACTATATTCACGCAAACAAAAGTCAAGCTTATTCGTAATGTCGAAAATGAAGTTCAAATGAACATAGAAAAAGAAAAGCACTATTCAATTAGTATCACGCAAGGTGATACGACAGTTTCATTTGGCATAAATGACATAGAATCCCCATATGTGAATAAAATAAGGATAATACAAAAATGAAGTTCTTTACATCTTGGAAGATTGTTCTTCTTGTCTTAATTGGGCTGATTGCATTAAGAATCCAAGATGGATGGCTTGTCGAGATAGCAAGATTAAAGACGTTTGATTATTATCAGGTGCAAAAGGGACAAACACCAAGCGATCAAATTGCAATTGTCGAAATTACGGATGATGATATAGAGAATTTTGGTCAATGGCCATGGCCCAGGGATAAAATTGCATTCATAATCGATTCGATCAAGGCATTCAAACCTGCATTGATTGTCATGCCAATTATATTCTCGGAGCCAGATAGATTTGGTAAAGATGAAGATCTCGCAAATGCACTAGAAGGTGTTGTCATATCACAGGCACCATCGAACAAGGCTTCAAATGATGAAGGTTCTTCGCGAGGAATTGCAGTAGTTGGTGAGAGTCCTCTAAAATGGCTACAGAAATTCAATGGGATTGTTCGACCACTAAAGATGTTTGAAGAAAAGGCCGTTGGCGTTGGCGTACTTGCCGCGTCTGGAGAATTGGATGGTGTCGTAAGAAGAATACCTATGGTTGTTCGAATTGACAAGAAGAATCCAAAGAAAGGATTCTATGAAGAATTGTATCCAACACTTTCGTTGGAAGTCATTCGTTCATTGACGGGCGACACTAGCTATCAAATGAAGGTTGGAATAAACGGCGTAGAATCAGTTCGCATTCCTCAATTTGAAATCATAAACACGGATTCAAATGCACGAGTCTGGATCAAATACGACAAGGAATTTGATCGTAGACTAATCTATCATATGGATGATATTGAAAACAAGGTCGTGATCCTAACGATCTCGGCTCAAGGACTTGCTACAAACGTACCGACACCATACGGCACAAAAAACATTGCCGATGTTCAAGCAGCAATGATATCGACACTAATCAATGGGGACAGTCTAACAAGATTCGATTATGCCGATGCAATAGAATTGATCACTCTATCTTTGATTGGACTATTGTTCATAGCACTTGTTCCAAGATTAAAGATCTGGCAAACAATTCCTTTCTTTGCCGCAATTTCCGCAGGAATCGTTGGATTTTGCTTCTATATGTACGAAATGAATATTCTATTTGATTACTCATTTCCTTTATTTACAATTACTCTAGTATTCGCATGGCTAGTCTTCAATAACTTTGCAAGAGAGTTTAGACTAAAGCAACAAATCAAGAAGCAGTTTCAGTCCTATCTTTCAAAGGCACTTGTAGAAAAGCTACAGAAGAATCCAGAGCTATTGAAGCTTGGTGGAGATAGTAGAGAGCTATCGATCATGTTCACAGACGTTCGAGGATTCACATCGATTAGTGAACACTATGGCGACAATGTTCAGGGACTAACTCAGATCATGAATCGCTACATGACGGCGATGACAGCAAAGATTCTTGAGAATGAAGGAACGCTTGATAAGTATATTGGTGATGCACAAATGGCATTTTGGAATGCTCCGCTTGATGATAAGCAGCACGCCAAGAATGCAGTCAAAACAGCTCTAAGCATGTTAGGAGATCTAGATGAATTCAACAGAAGCATTGCAGCTGAAGGCGTTCCTCCTTTCGGCATGGGTCTTGGTATTAATACTGGTATGGTTGTTGTTGGGAATATGGGAAGCGATCAGCGTTTCGATTATACTTGCCTCGGTGATGCTGTCAACCTTGCTAGTCGTCTTGAAGGACAAAGCAAACCATACGGAGTCAAACTAGTCATTGGTTCAAAGACAGCAGAGTATGTCGCGGATGAATACTTTGTCATCGAACTTGACACAATTGCAGTCAAGGGCAAGAAACAAGGCGTCAACATCTATACCGTGATTGGTACAAATAGAGAAATGGAATTCTTGAACTATGCACCATTTCGCGAGATGCACAACATGATGTTGGACGATTATCGCTCAAAGAACTTTACGCGAGCAATGTTATCTTGTGAAAAACTCATGACATCATTCAACGGTGGAATGAAGAATTACTATTCGATGATGATTGAACGTTGCGAAGATTACATCAAGAATCCACCACCCGCTGATTGGGATACAATTTTTAGGGCACAGAGTAAATAATTTTTAGTAGCGCGGTAAAGACTCACATAAATAAATATATGAAACACTTGCATCACATTGTACCAAAACACATGGGTGGTTCGGATGAACCTAAAAATTTGGTGTATCTAACTATAGAAGAACATGCCGAAGCGCATCGTATTCTTTATGAAAAATATGGACATTGGCAAGATAAAATTGCTTGGCAAGGTCTTTCTGGATTAATAACAAAAAAAGAAATTCTAAAACAAATGTATGATGAACGAAAAGGTGAAAAAAATTATTTTTATGGAAAAAAACATTCTGAAGAAACTAAAACAAAAATAAGTTTAGCTAATAAAGGTCGTTTAAAAGGAAGAAAACAATCTTTTGAACATATTGAAAAACGAAAAATGTCTGGTAAAAATAATCATCGTTATGGAAAAGATCCTTGGAATAAAGGTAAAAAAACTGGACCTCAATCGGGAGAAAGTAGAAGAAAAAAAGGAAAACCTGTAATTTATGATGGTATTGAATATAATTCTCTAAACGAAGCCCAGAATTTAACTGGAATTAGCTCATACAAAATAAGAAAAAAATGTGTATTTCTACTTCAAAGTAAATGTTATTAGGCAGAGACCAATCCCGGATACTAATCCGATCATGAATCCTGCCCATAACACCACTATAAGATCTGATGTCTTATAGTTCATTTTCGTTTTTCTGTTTGAACATAATGAAATGTTTTGAAATGCTGATTATACAACTCTTTTTGTGAAATATCTCGATTATCAAAAAGTAGAAGGCTATTCAGTATCCTTCTTGTTTTTGTTTGCATATGTTTCCCTCATCATTAGAACGATGTTGATTTTTTGATTAAGTCTAATCAAATCATTGTCCAACATTCTAACGCGGTCGATCAATGCAATCAGGACTATGTTTGCTTCAGATAACACAGGTTTGATTTCTGACGTGGCCCATTTCCATACGTAGAAAATGAGATAACCCATACCGCCAGCAGCAACGATAGGGAATCCGTATTTGTTGATTAGTTGTACAAGATCCATGTTCAGTCCTTTCTTGCGTCGTTTTTGCCGTCAGCTCTTGCGAGTCTATCGGTGTCGGGTCTGACATGAAGTGCTGTAGAGATCAAAGTGTCAATTCTCACGATGTCATGGTTCATAGTCTTGACGCGATTGTCAAGAGCCATAATAATTCCACTCAATCCTTTTACTGAACTTTGAACGCCGGCTAAGATAAATTTAAGCGTAAGAAAAACAAAGTATCCGCCTGCTATAGAAGATGCAATTGGAAATCCAACTTCCGCCACCAGCTTGAAGAATTCTGCTTCCATGGTATACTCCCATAATTAGCGGTGACGAGAGTATTTATGCATTTAGATGTTTTTATTCTTGAATTTGAACATTAATGTTCTTCTAACTTGATAACAAATTCTAGAAACAGAACGAGCTACATGAATCATATGTGAAGGAAAAATGACTGCAGTATTTTTTTTAGGTAAAACGGCTTTTATAATTTCATCATTTGAAAAAAATACTAGCTCTCCGGCCCAATTAATGCTCCATTCATCGTTCATAAACAATACTATTGTCCATTCATCTTTTCTCTGTGAATCTGTATGTGGATATCCTTCAGTTCCATATGTATATGCATTTGAATAGCATCTTAGTAATATTTTATCTTCAAGATTATATTTTTTTTGTATATAAGTCCAAACATTTTTTATATCATCATATTTTATAAAAGAAAAAATATCTTTGATATTGTCACTAGTAGAGTTTTCGCCAGAAACAAAATTTAAAACCCAATGACCATGCGGATCTGTTTTTAAACTAGATTTGGACTCGGATCGATAAGAAGAATTACAGAGGTTATATGTTATGTTTTTATAATCATTCTCTTGCAAAAAATCATTTATTATGACTATTTTGTCATTATCTAATTCTAAATTCATAATAAAATATTCCTAATATCTAAAGATTACTTCTTCCACTCTTTAGGTTTATTGAAATTGGCTCTTGAGAATTCGCCACGATCAACAAGTTTCACAATGTTATCTCTATGCTGTACAACATATCCTTCTGGATCTGTCTCGGTTCCATCAATGCTTTGTGTCATTGGATTCTCTGTTTTCTGTGCCTTATTCAATGCAGAAACGAGAATATTTTTTGCTGACTGAACGTGATGATGAATCTGTAATGCTTTTGAAAAATTATCTTCATATGCATCATGATGAGCAAGAGCTGCATTCATTCTTTCTGTAGCAGCGGCTTTACCTTTTTCGGATTTTAGTTTATCAACGTCTTTTTGCATACGAGTTTCTATATGCTTGCGAAGACCTTGTGTTGATGGCTTTTCACCAGTTCTTACGGTTTGATTAATATAAGTTGAAAAATGATCATCATGTTGATTTACTATATCATGATGATCATCGCTCAAGCTATCATGTACCTGCTGGGCCAGATCGAGATGATTGAAGACTTTGTCGCTATCTCTTTTTCCAATGTGGTTTCCATTTCCCAACCTAATTTCCGGAGAAACTAAATGCACATCGCGATGTGGTCTGAATACAGATTGATCGCGAAGTGGTGATGCTTGTAATGTTTCTGGTCTATCTGGATCGCCATCTATTTGCGTATGAACAGCAAATCCGATCTTAGAATTGATTGCTGCTTTGCCTTCTGGTGTATTTGTAGGAATATGATATTTTAGAGTATTTGGTTTGAATACAATCTTGTTTCCGTCTTTATATCTTTCTCCAGAATCATGCATGAAGTCGCCTTGATAAACTCCAGTTTCTGGAGTAACTTTAGGCAAGTGTTCTAGTGCTGAGTGCATTTTTTGTGCAAGACCTGAAGAGTGACCAAAATACTGATCTACTTCATCATGCGATGTAGCAAGTTTTGGCACTTTACCATATGCCGAATGCTTTGTTGCGACAAAGAATTTTCCTGTTCTTGGATGACGACCAAAGACAACTGCTGGCGCTCCATCGAGTTTGGTCGAGATATGTGTGTCGCCCAAATCTCCAGACTTTAGACCGTTGTGAATGATGCTAAGAGTTGATAGTGCATGTTCAAAGCCGAAGGGACTTTTGATGGCGTTGTCTTCAGGATGTTCCTGATGCTTTGCCGATGCAATACCTTCAGCAGCAGCTTCATTGATAAGCAAATATGATTTGAAACTTAGCATTTTTTACGTCCTATTTTTATTATATCTTAGGTTCTCCGGAACTCTTTATACCGCCGGTGGGATCACTCTGTGATGTAAATTTGATTCTCTGACGAGCAATTTCTTTTCCACCATGGGTAAAGACTATACTAGTTCCTCTTCTATGAACTTTCAACTGCTTATGATCAGTCAAATATGGCGCGTAATGTTCGTGGGGATTTACTGCATGAAAATTATGCTCGCCACCAGAACCAGAATACGTTGTATGTCTCAAGTGATGATGTCCTTGTTTTTGCAAAGGAGTCTGATGCGCTTGTAGAATATGAGTTTTTATGTGATGTGCCAATTGTTCTGTAGTCAAAGACTCTAAATGTTTATGTGTATCTTTTGCTATTTTATTCAAGGTTTTTGAGTTAAGACTTCTCAATTTTGCTCTAACTGATATGTGTTTTTTTACATATGCTTTCTGCTCTTTTTTATTCATACGCTCAATTTCAGGAAACTCTTTACGAACTCGTTTTCTGTGTTTTTCCAATGTTTCTTCTGCACCGTGCATCGAAGCCATTCCGGGATTAGATACAGGAACATGTTTATTTCTTGAATCTGTGACTTTCAAGCTTATTCCATGATATCTCTTTTTTCCCCTCTTATCTCTTGTATGAATCATGATATCAGATGCATCTTCTTTTTGAGAAGATTCCACACCTGTAGATTTGCCTATGTCTCCAGCTTTAGATGTCCAATGAACATTTTGAATTTTATGGCCG